ATGCAATAAATACATACGTTTATGTAATCTTTATGGATTTCCTTTGATAATATTGCAATATAACGTTTGTTAAAAATATTATTGTTGTATTTTCTAAAATTACTGGCAAACAGATGCAATCCTTTATTTTCTTTAGTTTTTGTTAATAAAGTATTATATTTTCTTAGATAATAGGATATTTGTTTATCATAATTATCATTTGTGTTAAAAATAAAATGCTTTCTTAAAAATAAATTCATATTTGAGAACTGAAAAGTAATAGAATTCAGTTCGTTTATTACGAGTTTGTTATAATAATCCCACCAATAATGTTGGTATATGATTGTTTGTATTTCACGGGGTAAAGTTTCCATATATTAATATGTATTGTAAAAATATATTAATAATTATACGTGAAAATTAGATTTTCATAATTTTATTGGATTTAATTTTATCCTTGGTTAAAAATTTCTTAAAAATCCCCTTTTCTAATTGTTTTAAAGGTTCGTGTTTGTGAACATTGCGCGCAATCATTTTATAAAGTTTGAATTCAGGATATCTTTCTTCCCCTGATTTTTTGTATAAAATATTTTTTCCGTTATCGTCCAAACACCAATTGCGTATTAGATTTGCAATTGGATTCTCTTTGCATATATCATCTTCATCATCTACATGGTCAATAAAAAAGTCATACATGGAACAACCAAAACGGCATAAATCAAAACTATAATTTGGTTCGATTCTTGGTTTGTCTTCATTAAAAAAAGGTTCGGTGTTATATTGTGTATCCGCATCTTCACCTTTGCTAAAACTATCACTACAAAAACGTTTGCCATTTATTGTAAAAATAGAACGTCCGAAATCGATTATTTTGAAAATACGTCCATAAGTTGGAACTTTATATTTTTTATTGTTGATTTCGTAATGTAAATGTGTTTCGCTCGTGTATTCAAAAACAATATTACTAGAATGCAAATCGTTATGTGTGAATGCAAATTCTTTTTGATAATAGTGTAAAATAGTGATGATTTGAAATAAAATAGATTTCCATTCGTTATTAGATATTTCATTGTCCATCATATAATTATCTAGTGTATCTTCACAACACTCGGTAAAAATAGCCAATACAGGATATTTTTTTATAATAGCAAATGATTCTTCTTCGTCATCACTTGATTCGCTACTGCATTCACTTTCGCTATCATCATTATCATCATTATCATCATCATTTTCTTCATTCATGTCGTCATTTTCGTAAGTATTATTCGTTACAGAAGAAGAACTACTGCATGTACTTGAATTATCGTCTTCGGAGTTGTTATCATTATTTTTGTTGGTATGTTCAATATTTTCATATACCATATCGTCCATCATTGATGCTGATAAATCTTGATTTATATTTACAAATTGCGATGATATGTCGTTTGGCAAATCTTTGAAAATTGTATTAATAATATCATTTGGAAAATCTTCTACATCTAATTGTATTTCGGAATCTTTAATCACAATGGGTTTTTTATATTTAAATGAGCGATTTGCAAATAAAGAATTATTATTTTCTATTTCGAACAATGTATTTTTATTATTGTGAAAAAATTCAGATTGAAACATGTATTCTAAATCATCTTCTACATTTATTTTGAAATTTTTTTGATTTGCTAAAAACATACCATAATATCTATTGGCGTGAACAAAACCTTTATCTTTTGTTTTACTTGATAAATACGAAAATAAAGCATCGACGTATGCCACATTATGTATAAAATCATACTTTTCTAAAACGTTATCTTTTTTTTCATCGATATATGGAAGTTTATAAAATTCATTTTCGTCGATATTCTTGTATTTTCCCATCATATATTTAATTGGATCAATAAGTGGGGCAAATTTGCAATAGCATTGTTTTTCGCTAATTTTATTAGTTTTTTCATCTTCTACTTCGATAATATACTTATTGTAGGTGATTTTATCCTTTATTTTTTTAAATTCAGAAGTAGAATCAAAATTTACATTTTTATAATTCTTTTTATTTAAATCAAAAAATTCTTTATAAATAGGTATATAATTTTGTGTATTTTCTAAATTGCAAAAATTTTCATTTTCTAAATCATTAAATAATTCTTCGTTGTTATGTTTCGAGTAACCAATTTCCATTGGTATATAATTTTAAATTAATGGATATATTTAAACTAATTATTAATTAAATAAATATTTTTATTCGAATAAATATTAGATTTATTATATTAAATGTTTATAATATGACTTTAGAACTAAAACGTTTTGATATGAAAAACATTTCATTTAAGCCCAATGAAAACAAAGGTCCAGTTATAGTTTTGATTGGAAGACGTGATACAGGTAAAAGTTTTTTAGTTAGAGATTTGTTATATTATCAACAAGATATACCTTTAGGTACTGTTATTTCTGGAACTGAGGAAGGAAATGGATTTTATGGTAAACATGTGCCTAAATTATTTATTCATAACGAATACAATACAGTAATTATTGAAAACATTTTAAAAAGACAAAAGCAAGTTCTTAAACAAATGAATAAAGACATGGAAATGTATAAACGTTCAACAATTGACCCTAGAACATTTGTGATATTAGATGATTGTTTATATGATGCAAGCTGGTCGAAAGACAAAATGATGAGATTACTTTTCATGAATGGTCGTCATTGGAAAGTAATGCTTATTATTACCATGCAATATCCTTTAGGTATTCCACCAAATTTAAGAACAAATATTGATTATGTATTTATTTTGCGTGAACCTTATATTGCAAATCGCAAGCGTATTTATGAAAATTATGCAGGTATGTTTCCAACATTTGAATCATTTTGTCAAGTAATGGACCAATGTACTGAAAATTACGAATGTTTAGTGATTAATAATAATTCAAAATCAAACAAACTACAAGACCAAATTTTTTGGTATAAAGCTGATGCGCATGGTGAATTTAAATTGGGTTCTAAAGAGTTTTGGGAAATATCTAAAAATATGGGTTCCGATGATGAAGAAGAAACATATGACCCAAATAGTTCTAGAAGAAAGGCAGCTGGTCCTAAAATAAATGTAAGAAAAACAAAATGGTAAAAAACATTTAAGTAATAATTTATTTACTATTTATGAGTGAAGAAATTATTATTCGTGAAGTTAATGAAAATGATTATTACAAAAAACATTTGGAATTGTACAGCGAATCATATGCTATTCAACCAAGTTTAATTAATCATAATGATTATCAAAATTACATTCAGGAGCAGAAAGAAAAAAATAATCATATTTTTGTTATGGAATACAATGATATTGTAGTTGGTTCTGCTAGTTGTTTTATAGAAACTAAATTAATACATAATTTTGGAAAAGTAGCACATATAGAAGATGTTATAATTTCTAATAAACAACAGGGTAAAGGTTTAGGTAAACAAATGATAGAATATTGTATTCGATTTGCTGAAAAATATAATTGTTATAAAATTATTCTAGATTGTGACGACGACAATGTTATTTTTTATAATAAATGTGGATTTAAACGTAAAGGAAATATGATGTCGATATATTTTAAATAATATATATAATATACTTACATAATATATATTAAATGCAATTTAATATTCGGACTCGTAAACCGATTTTAAAAAAATCGTTATTGAAAGAGAAAAAACCTGTTATTTTAGACGATGATGATATTAAGCACATTAAAATAAATAAAGACGATATTCTAAAAAAAAGTAGAGTAGTGTTTGAAACTCGTTCAAATACAGAAAATTCATCCGATTTAAATGTTGCATCCGCCACAACAAATAAATTTTTAAGTTACGACCATAGCTTTTCAAGAAATTATGAAATAAACGCATCAGTTATTAAAAAAGACGATGGTTTATTTATTATTACGTCTGCACATCATAATTCAAAAAAATCTATTTACAATCCAGTAACACAATATACTTACAAAAATTTTGAACCATTATACGATTTTGATTTTGGTTCAACAGAAATGTTATTAAAATTTGATGAAAAAGACAAAGATTTTGTAGAAAATGTATATCCTCATGGTGTAGGTATTGGAAGTGATGTATGGGGATTCGTTAATAAAACATTTGATGGTGAACGTTTGATAGATGAATATTTTTCTTTAGTTACTACTACAAAAGGTATGGTTATTTATAAAATGGATGGTGATTCAAGAGTAACAAGTGGAAAACATTTTTGCCATCCTATTCAGTTTATTGCTGGAAACGTAGAAAATGCATGGGGAGATGTAAAAACATATGATGTTACGACCATGACATTAAATTTTAAAGAAA